CAGACCTAACTGACATTTTTTCAGGTAAAAAATTTAATTATTTCTACCCACAATTTATTCAAAAGTAAGAGTATTTATCATTACTAACAGAAAGAAAAACTATGGCGACTAATAAAAATTTTGAATATCTCGGTAACAATTTTCAGATACAATTACTTAATCAAATCATTTTAGACAAAGAATTTTCTCACTCAATTATTGACGTTATTGAAAATAATTATTTTGAGAATAAGTACTTTAAGATTATCATTCAGATGGTAAAAGAGTATTATACAAAATACGAACATACACCATCGTTTGATACATTAGAACAAGTCGCAAAATCCGAATTACAACAAGAAACCGCAGTTAAAGTAGTTCTTGACACAATTAAAAAAATCAAGGACGCACCTATCGATGGTGTAGATTTCGTACAAGAAAAGGCTCTTAAATTCTGTAAACAACAAGAGTTACAGAAAGTAATGAAAAGGGCACAAAAAATCATCGACGGTGGTGAGTTTGAAAACTATGACACATTAGAAGAAATGGTTAGAGAAGCCCTACTTGTTGGGTCAAAAGACACCACAACAATGGATGTTTTCTCAAACTTAGACCAAGTCTTGGACGAGGATTACAGACACCCCATTCCAATGGGAATTCCAGGAATTGATAGGTTGTTAAAAGGAGGATTAGCAAAAGGTGAGATCGGTGTTATATTGGCACCAACAGGAGTAGGTAAGTCTACTATCCTTACAAAGATTTCAAATCACGCATTTAACTTAGGATTTAATGTTCTTCAAGTATTTTTTGAAGACAACCCAAAAGTGATACAAAGGAAACATTTTACCCTTTGGACAAAGATTCACCCTGATGAATTATCAGAAAAAAAAGAAGAGGTGATGAATAAGGTAAAAGAAATCAAAGAAAAAATGCCAAACACATTAGATTTGAAAAAACTACCTTCAGATACCAAAACAATGACTCAAATAAAGAACGAAATCAGAAAAATGATTGCGGACGGAATAAAGATAGATATGATTGTTTTGGATTATATTGACTGTATCGTTCCTGATAAAAATTTGGGTGACGAATGGAAAAGTGAAGGTTCGGTTATGAGAGGATTTGAGTCTATGTGTCATGAATTAAATCTTGTTGGTTGGACTGCAACACAAGGGAATAGAGCGTCTATATCTTCTGAAGTTGTTACAACCGATCAAATGGGGGGATCAATCAAAAAGGCTCAAGTAGGTCACGTTATTATTACAGTAGCAAAAACGTTACAACAAAAAGAAATGAAATTAGCCACAATTGCAATTACCAAGTCTCGTGTTGGAGATGACGGTGTGGTTTTTGAAAATTGCAAATTTGATAATGCGATGATTGACATTGATACCGAATCTACAACCACATTCTTAGGTCTTGAAGAACAAAAAGAAGAAAGACAAAGACAAAGGGTTAAAGAATTGTTAGAGAAAAGACAACAAAGAGAACAAAAAAATTAAATTAAAATAAACATGGATATTTCACAAAAAATATTGAGTGATATTACGGTGTATATGAAATACGCTAAATTTGTCCCTGAATTAAATAGAAGGGAATCGTGGGAAGAATTGGTAACAAGAAACAAAGAAATGCACCAAAAAAAATACCCACAAATTAAAGAAGAAATTGAAAACGTATACAAAATGGTATATGATAAGAAAATTCTTCCATCAATGAGATCTTTACAATTTGGAGGTAAACCAATTGAGATTTCACCAAATAGAGTTTATAACTGTGCTTATTTACCTATTGACCATACGGACGCATTTTCGGAGACAATGTTCTTACTTTTAGGGGGTACAGGTGTAGGATTCTCAGTACAAAGACACCACGTAGATAAACTACCAGAAATTAAAAAACCAAATCCAACAAGAACAAGAAGATACTTAATTGGAGATTCAATTGAAGGATGGGCAGATGCAATTAAAGTACTTATTGAGTCATATATGGGTACAAAATCATCAACCCCTGTGTTTGATTTTTCCGATATCCGACATAAAGGAGCCTTATTGGTTACTTCTGGAGGAAAAGCTCCAGGTCCTCAACCATTAAAAGATTGTATCCACCACATAACAAAAGTTTTAAATAACAAAAAAGATGGTGAAAAACTAACCTCAATTGAAACTCACGATATTATATGTCATATTGCAGACGCAGTACTTGCGGGTGGTATCAGAAGAGCGGCACTTATCTCATTATTCTCGGCCGATGATGAAGAAATGATTTCTTGTAAATCAGGTAATTGGTGGGAACAAAACGCACAAAGAGGTAGAGCAAATAACTCGGCAGTACTTCTTCGTCACAAAATTACAAAAGAATTCTTTATGGGTCTTTGGAAACGTATTGAGTTATCAGGAGCAGGAGAACCTGGTATCTATTTGTCAAACGATAAAGATTGGGGAACTAATCCTTGTTGTGAGATTGCACTTCGTCCTAACCAATTCTGTAACTTATGTGAAGTAAATGCATCTGATATTGAATCACAAGAAGATTTTGAGGAAAGAGTTAAAGGAGCTGCGTTCATTGGAACATTACAGGCAGGTTATACTGACTTCCATTACCTAAGAGACGTTTGGAAAAGAACAACTGAGAAAGACGCACTTATTGGTGTTGGAATGACAGGAATTGGTTCAGGTGTTGTTTTAGGGTATGATATGAAAACAGCGGCTCAAACCGTTAAAGAAGAAAATGAAAGGGTTGCAGGTCTTATTGGAATTAACAAATCTGCAAGGTCAACGACAGTTAAACCATCCGGAACCTCATCATTGGTATTGGGCACATCATCAGGAATCCACGCTTGGCATAACGATTATTACCTAAGAAGAATCCGTGTAGGTAAAAATGAATCAATCTATAATTACTTGGCAATTAATCATCCTGAGTTGATTGAAGATGAGTTTTTCCGTCCTCACGATACCGCAGTTATTGGTATACCACAAAAAGCTCCGGAAGGTGCTATCATAAGACACGAATCAGTATTCCAAATGTTGGAAAGAGTTAAAAAAGTCGCACAAGAATGGATTAAACCAGGACATAGAACTGGACAAAATACCCATAACGTATCGGCAACAGTTTCAATTAAAGAAGATGAGTGGGAATTAGTTGGTGAATGGATGTGGGATAACCGCAAATTTTATAATGGACTATCTGTATTACCCTATAACGGAGGAACTTATACCCAGGCACCTTTTGAAGATTGTACAAAAGAAGATTTTGATAGATTATTAAATACATTGAAAGATGTGGATCTTACAAAAGTGATTGAATTACAAGATAATACCGACCTTAGAGGAGAAGCCGCTTGTGCTGGTGGAGCTTGTGAAATAGTATAATAAAATTAAAATGACAGTAAGAGCATCTAAAGATTGGATACAACAGTTATATGTTCAGGAGATAACAAAAAAATCTTCTGAACCTGACTTTTATAAAGATAAAGACGGTAATATAGTAATGACAGAATCTTTTCATATGAAAAGGGGTAGATGTTGTGGAAACGGATGTTTACATTGTCCCTATGAACCTAGTTATGAAAGAGGAAACACAAGATTAAAGAATCACTGAGAAATCAGTGATTTTTTTATTTATATAAAATATCCGAATACTATATTTATTAGATATGGCAAATGGTATAACTTACGGGATTACTTTCCCTTTTAGGGATTCCTTTAACGGTAAATATTTAGATTTAACAGATTACTCTTCTGAAGAAGTTAGAACTAATCTTATACATTTATTATTAACAAGAAAAGGAAGTAGATATTATTTACCTGATTTTGGATCAAGATTATATGAATATATTTTTGAACCATTAGACGGACCAACATTTGCCGAAATAGAGGCTGAAATTAGAGATTCCGTTGAGGAATTTATGCCTGGGGTTTTAATTACTAATGTGTTAATTACAGACGCCTCAACAGAGTATGAAGACAAAGGTACTTTTATAAACGGTGAGGATCAAAGAGAGTTTACCGTACCAAACATTTCACAAAAAGAACATACTGCAAGAGTTAGGATTGATTATAAAATAACTTCCGATGCATTTAACAGTAGTGATTTCATTATTTTAAATATTTAATAGTATGGCAGATAAAAAAATATCATATACAACAAGGGATTTTCAAGGAGTTAGAACAGAATTAGTTAATTACGTAAAAACTTATTATCCTGAATTAATACAAAATTTTAATGACGCTTCGGTATTTTCCGTTTTAATGGATTTAAATGCCGCAGTCGCTGACAACCTTAATTTTCAAATTGATAGAAGTATACAAGAGACTGTATTACAATACGCACAACAAAAGACTTCATTATTTAACATTGCAAGAACATACGGTTTAAAAATACCGGGACAAAGACCATCAATATCATTAGTTGATTTTTCTATTGTTGTACCGGCGTTTGGAGATAAGGAAGATATAAGATATTGTGGTATATTAAGAAGAGGTACTCAAGTAAATGGTGCAGGACAATCATATGAAACTGTGTATGATATAGATTTTTCATCTCAATATAATGGAGAAGGACAACCAAATTCAAGAATAGTAAGACCAAATATAGATTCAAATGGTACAATACAAAATTACACAGTAACCAAAAGAGAAGTAGTTCTTAATGGTTTAACTAAAGTTTTTAAAAGAGTTATAACACCTAACGATGTTAAACCATTTTTTGAGTTATTTTTACCTGAAAGAAATGTGTTGGGAGTAACTAGTGTCATTGTAAAAGACGGATCACAATATAGTAACGTACCTTCAGATCAAGATTTTTTATCCCCTAATAACAGATTTTATGAAGTAAGGGCCTTAGTTGAAGACAGAGTTTTTGTTGAAGACCCAACAAAACCTTCGGATGCTCCTGGTATTAAAATCGGTAGATACATTACAACAAGTGATAAATTTATAACAGAATATACCCCACAAGGTTTTATGAAATTAACTTTTGGTGGTGGTAATAATTCTGCGGAAGAACAATTAAGAGAATTTGCAAGGAATGGACAATCAATTAACATAAACAAATACGTTAATAATTTAGGTTTAGGAAGTACACTTAAATCAAACTCAACATTGTTTATTCAGTATAGAATTGGTGGGGGAATATCAAGTAATGTTGGTGTTGGGGTTATTACTCAAGTACAGAAAAGTAATTTCTTTGTTAACGGTCCTTCTGAGAGTCTTAATACAAGTACGTCAAACTCATTAAGTTGTACAAACCCGATCGCTGCGGTTGGTGGAGCGGCGGCACCAACATTAGAGGAAATTAGAAATTTTGTTTCTTTCAACTTCTCATCACAAAATAGAGCGGTAACGGTTAACGATTATGATTCATTATTAAGAAATATGCCTTCACAATTTGGGGCACCATCTAAAGTATCAATAGTAGAGGAGAATAACAAAATAAAAATAAAATTACTTTCTTATGACTCAAGTGGAACACTTACATCAGTAGTTCCAAACGCATTAAAAACTAATATTGCAAATTATTTATCAAACTATAGAATGATAAATGATTACATATCTGTAGAAAGTGCTAATGTTATCGACTTAGGGTTTGATATTGCGGTGGTTTTAGATTCGTCACAAAGTCAGGGATCTATAATTGCAAAAATCATAGATATTGTATCCACATATCTGTCACCAACGTCAAGACAATTAGGTCAAAATGTTAATATTTCTGAATTAAGAAGACTAATACAAGCGGAAAACGGAGTATTGTCAATATCAGATATACAGGTCTTTAACAAAGTTGGAGGTCAGTACTCTTCATCACAAACATCACAACCATATTCTAATCAATCAACAAAAGAAATTAGGTTGATATCCGACACTATTTTTGCTGACCCAACACAAATATACCAAGTTAGATTTGGGAACAAAGATATTAGAGTAAGTGTTGTTAATTTATCATCAGTAACATATTCTTGATAATTTCCTTTTTTAATAAAAGGGTTATCCTTTTAAAATAGGAAATAAACTATTTATCAAGAAAAGAAATTAATGCCACATTCATATAGAATACGAACTAATATAGGTGTAGATAAATCTGTAAACTTAAAATTTGATCAAGATTTTGACTTCATAGAAATATTATCACTTAAATTAACACAAGCAGAAATATACGAAAGAAGATGTGCTGATTATGGTGTTATCGCAGGTAGAGTTTCAGTTAATGGAGGATTTGGACTTGCAAACGCAAAGTTATCTGTTTTTATACCATTAACAAATGAGGATGAGTTAAACCCAATTATAAGTGAATTATATCCTTACAAAACATTAAATAATAAAAATGAAGATGGGTATAAATATAATTTATTACCTAAATCTTCTGAGTATTTAGGTCACGTACCAACGGGTAGTTTCTTTGATAGAGACGAAGCAATTCTTGAAAGATCGGTAATAGAAGTTTATGACAAATATTATAAGTACACAGTAACAACAAACGATAGTGGTGACTTTATGATTTTTGGGGTACCGACAGGACAACAAACCCTTGTCATGAACCTTGACCTTTCCAATATAGGATGCTTTTCCTTAACACCACAAGATTTAATAGATAGTGGATTTGCGGTTGAAAGTCAATTTAACGGTTCTAAGTTTAAATCATCAAACAATTTAAGTGAGTTACCACAAATTATAACATTAGTTAAACAAGTTAATGTTGAACCATTATGGGGAGAACCTGATATTTGTTTCATTGGAATTACAAGACAAGATTTTGACTTGTCTGAAGAGATAAATTTAACCATAAAACCAACTTCGGTATTTATGGGATCAATTGCAACTACTCAAGACGAACAGGCGTTAAAAACAAACTGTAGAGTTCCATTGGCGGCAGGTACATTCTGTTCATTAAAGTCAGGACAAGGTAGAGTATCAGCAATAAGACAAACAATAAATGTTAATGGAAATGGGTACCCAGCACTTGAAGAATATGAAATAGAACAAGGGGGTAAAATAATTGACGGTGACGGAACTTACTTATTAAAAGTCCCAATGAACTTAGATTACATTGTTACTGATGAATTTGGTAATCAAGTTATTTCTTTGGACCCCAAAGTAGGGATACCAACAAAAGGTAAATACAGATTTAAAGTTAGTTGGCAAAATGACGGAGGAATCCAAAACGAAATATTGAGAGCAAATTTCTTAATTCCAAATATTAAAGAGTATGGTTGGGCATCAACAACACCAACTGCGGACCCAACATTAGGTGTTCCTTTAAATTATTCGGTTTCAGTTCCTGGTACCACAACAAGTTTTAATCCGGCAATAGTATTACCCGCACAAACAGGTGGATTAATTTTACAATCTTATGTTAACTCTCAGGACGTTACTATAACAATAAACGGTGTACCGTATACAGGAAGTTTAAGTAGTATACCTATTAACACCCCTGGAGCCAACATAGGAATAAACTCAAATGCGGTAGACACAACTCAAACACAAGATTTTGAATTCACATTCTACGATCAGGCGGCGTACGATTCTTTTAGGTCATACGCATTTAGTTTAGATTGGGACGATTATGGGGATTCCACAATGATTCAAGAGGCAATCAATTGTGAGGATAGATTTTTTGAATTTAATTATAATAAGGTTTATACTACCGCAATGTTTTTAGACCGTTATAAGAACGGTATATCAAGAGCAAGACATTTAGGAATTAAAGAGATTGATGATAGGGAGTGTATCTCTAAAAATAATCCATTCCCTGTTAATGATGCGGTACAAAAATTTGATTTTATATATTTCTTGGCGATGTTACTATTAAACATATTAACATTCCCAATATTAGTAGTATTATTTGTGGCTCACTTTGTTGCTTGGGCTTGGCCTGCTTTAAAATGGGTTTTAGTTATATTATGTTTGTATTTTTTATACATACAAATTAGAGAAACAATAGATGCGATACAATCAGCGCTTGAAAGTGCCGCGGTTGCAATTCCTGGAGGACCCGTGTTTAACATTGGGGTAATACTTAGAACCGCTTGGCAAATATTACAGTCAATATTTAAATTAGCCTTATATTTGGTTTTCTTTGCTTTTGTAATTGTATTCATAATAAGATTAAAAGGTTTTCCTAGAATTGGATTACCTATGCTATCTTACCCTGAATGTAATGCCTGTTCATGCGACTGTGGAAGTGCGGAAATTGATGATGATTTTGATATTAGTTCCGTAACCCAACAAGTAAATAATGAATATAATAACCAACAGTCAGAAGCCGGTAATCCCGCAACAACAACAACAGATAATACATTTTTAGCACCATTAAGTAGTCCCGCAACTTATTCGTTATCGGAACACCCTAACTACCCACAAATAAGTGAAAACGACGATATTGGTGAAAATGATAAAGGTAATTTTTATTGTGGTGGATCATTACAATATAAATCTTTAATAAATAGGGTTAGTGATCAAGAAATTGTTGGAGATGTCTTAACCCAAGCTTTATTAGATTATCAAAGAATATTTTCAGGATATGATTTAATAGATTCTGTTAATCTTTATAAGTTACATGCCCCACAACCATTTCTATTTGCTGCCGAAAAAAGTGTCGGTAGTGATGAAAGATGGTTTGCGTATCCCACTAAAGAAACATACCCACAAAAGTTAAATGAATTTAATACTAGAGATAAATACTTTAAAAACTCTCCTTCAGGAGGTCCAAATTCAGGAGTTAATAAAGTTAAAACCAAGGTAAATCCATCTTTAGTTGGAACACCAAGTACCCCTTTTGAAGATCAGGTATTAGTTGTTATCGCAAAGGCCGGTATGATTCAACAATTAGGTGTGGGAGAAGTAATAACCTTCCAAGACCCAAAATTGTCGGGAGGTTGGGTTAATTTAACAGGAGCAACCCAAAATCAATTTAATAATACCTCAATTACAGGTACTACATTTACAGGTGATTCTGTAACCCCAATAGTTAGAACAATAGATTATGCCGACCCCGCATCAAATGGGTCAGGACTACTGCAGTCAACAATATATGTAATTAATACAGGTCAAACTGACTATTATTTAGAATACCCTACCGACATTGAGTATTTCCAAGTAATAACGGGGTATACGGTTAATTCATTTACAAGTGATGCAAATTTTAGTATTACCGATTTAAATAAATTTCCTAAAAAATACTTATTACACGATATAGGGTTTGTTTATGGTGATGAATGTAATCCATATACAAATACTTCTCCTTTATTGTACTCTTCAGGTGCCGCAATAGATGCAATTGAATCTAGTGTTAGGAATTCTTTGGAAATTATAATATTGACAAGAGGGGTAGACCCATTTACCCCTAAACAAGAGATTGAATACGATTTATCAATAATATTTGGTAATTCTTCATATGGGGTTGGACCTATAATTACTGGTAACTATTATTTAAATTACCCTATACAACCATTATCAACAAATAATATTAAACCATTATCTCACGATACGGTTGATAATACAACAAATAATTTATATTTTCCATCATTAATATTTGATCTTACACCAGGTCAATATACAGGATTTACATCAACATTACCTTACTATTATTTATCAACAGACGATAATTCAGGAACATATACCCCAAATGGTACATTACAACAAGTTTCTGTAATATCTTCATCACCGTACAATTTATTTACAACCTCCCCATATAATTGGGTCATTCCAAAATACGTACAAGATTATTTTGTTGGGGGTACCTTTATTGGGTCACAGTCTCAAGATGGGCCGTCAACTAACCCAACCGTGTATACATTTTTTGATTCAGGCGCTGGATATGATGAAACTAGTTATGGAACACCACCAAGTGGATATAATGCACTGTACTCAAGAACATATTATAGATATTTAACTACAACAGTTAACTTCTTGGATGAAACTAAACTTGTGATGAGAAGTGATAGAATACCAACATCAACAAGAACTCAAGATGGTAACGATTCTCAAACAGGATATGGTCTACATCAAAATAATAACTTTTATTTCTTTAAGGGTAGTGGGGTTCAGTCAAATCCTAGTATTGGTGGGCCAGGAACACCCCCTACAGGTAATTATGCTGACTCAACAGGATTAGTTACAGGATTAACATCAACATTAACTTGTGAAGGTTTGGTTTCGTTACAATGTTACTCAGGAACAGGAACAGGAATTACCGTAAACCCAAATTGTGATGTACCAAGTGATAGAGTTGTTAAAGGATGTTATTGCCTTCTAAATAAAAAATATATTTCACAATACGATGAAGATGTGAAATTATTTTTAGAATGGAAAGTTAGATACTTGTTAATGTTAGCGGCGTGTAGAGGGGTCTTTGCAAGAGTATTCCAAAACAATTGGATAAATGGATTTTTATATATGCCTTCATTTAATAAGACATCTACATATGCAAATAATTCAGTTACTGACCCAACATACAATTACTGTAAAGACACTGTAGTTTTTGATGACGCACAAAATACTTTCTATTATAGATCATCACCTTGGGATAGATTTATTAACCAATTCATTGGTAAACCATCACCAACACCACCAAATAACTTGGCGGCATTATTTATCAGTAATCCAGGATATAACGATAAACAAATACAAAGTCCAACAACAATTGTAGATTTAGGACCAAGAGATGAATTCATTAATCAAATATGTAATAATGAAAATTTAGAGGGTTATTTTGCAAACCAATTAAAATCAACTTCATATAGTGATGATTCTGATATTATGCAAATGGGATTCATTTCTAGATTACTGAATCAAACTATAATACAACAAATGTTCCCTGTATCCACAAATGGAAATCAAGGGGAAGGTATAGGCGTTATTCAGTTCTTTAATAGTACAAGAGGTGGTGATAGAATTGACGGAGATTTCGCACAAGCAATCTCAACAAATAGTGAATTTAAAGTAAATCCTTATTTAGAACAGAACTACCCAAATAACTACTTATTTATTGGAGATGATACCCAATCACCATCAAGACCTATTTTTGGTATTTTCTTTCAAGACAATAGCGAGGAAAAAATAACAAGAAAAAAATTAACACCTGGAATACAAACATATAACATTTCACCATTTGTTGGTTATAATTATGGGTACCCATCCACACAAGAAGTTCCATTCTATAAATGGCAAATTACTTCTCCATCAAATTACATTTTTGGAACGGAGAATAATAATTGGTATACATCCCCATTTACAACAAATGGAGGGTTTTATAAAAACAAATACCAAAGTTTAGATTTCCAAACCTCAGATTATTTTAAAACCACAACAACACAAGAAGGTCATATTGCAAACTTTACTCCAGGACCTAACCCAACAACAGTTAACGTTACTTACGGAGCACCAAACATACCTGGTTTAGACCCTGTTCTTGTTGGAGCACCGTTCCATTTTTATTTTGGATTAAATAACGGTTTTACCGCACTTGATAGATTCATTAAACTTTATGTAAATAACGCAGAGACAAATGGGTAATAATGAAACAATACAAATATTATTAGGATCTAAAAAAAATAAAATATCCTCAAATGTTGACGAAGCGTTAAGAGTTCCTCTAAATCAAACGTTTAAACAACAAGTTGAATATGATAGAACCGAAGAAATAAATTTGGCTGAGTTGTTTCAAAAAGAAAGAGGAGAATCTACAATATTTAGACCAACAACAAAGATAGTATTTTTATTTAAAAACCAATACAGTGGAGGAACGTCTTATGTTCCATATAGAAATAATTTATATTACACAAACGCTATCGGAAATGCGGTTACATCAACAGGTAACCCATCAGCACCTTGGGACGGATTTCCACAATATTATGAATTTGATCTTATTAGAACAGATAATAATGTAAATGGATACACAACAGGTGTTGGTAATCATGTAAGTTTTATTAATAAAAGTGCAACAACATATAATTGGATGTATTATTTAACTTACCCTCATTTAAATGTTGATAGACAATTATTTGCTGACGATCAAGATACGACAAACACATGGACTTGGCAAGCTTTTGATGGAATACCGTTTATTATTGAGAACAACACTTTATATGGTGATGATGTAATATCATTTAGATGTCCTATGAGTCATGGATTATCTGTTGGAGAATCAGTTAAACTTAACTTTAATTATAATGGAATAGATACTTTTCAAGTAACTTCTTTGGGTAATGAAAATTATGGTTCTGAGGATTACATTTTTAACATACAAAATATAGGGTATTTAGGTACCACTTTTAGTGTAAACACAATAGGAACATTTAAAAGAATTATAAACGCAACTAATGAAATAGACACAACCTCAAACTATTATGTTAGGGTTCACAAAATATTAACTAGTCTTGAAGATTCTATTTTAGTTAATGCCGGATTTGAAAAAAATATTTTTAGTAAATTAGTTAAATTTGAAAAAGCGGTTTTAACTCCAAATGGGGTTGATAGATCTTCCATTAAAGAAGGTAACGACAGTTACAATTTAATGTTTAATAGTAACATTGATATTGACGGTTTAAGGGATAACCTTAACAGACCTGTAAGCGAGTTATTTTTTAGTTTTATTTGGAAAGGATATTTTGGATGGACATTAGGTCCAAATACAAATCTTAAAGAGGGTTACGAATTTAATTTACCTTTAGAGAATAGCCAACCTAGTGTTTGGTGGGATCAAACAAATACGCAATCCGATACCGGGTTTTTAACAAACAATTACACATCTAATGGTAATGTTTTTTATTATGTTGATAGTTTAAATGTTGGAGATAACATAAATGGAGACTTTTGTGAATTTAACCCTTATGAACAAAAAGAACGAGTTATATCAAGTACCTATCAAAAATTCACATTTAATCCTAACTACTTTACATCAACAAGCTTGTTAACACCATCAAATCAATTAGGGTATTACTATAAAGTACACCACCCAATGACCATTAAAATTTTTTCAACATCCGTAAATGAAGAAGGATATCAAAATATAGACTTAGTTCCTGACTATTCATATTTCTCAATAACAAGTCAAACTTTTAGATGGAGAGATATTTACCCATATGGGTACAAAGATAGTGAAGGGTTCGGAGTCGATTACCCATTTTTAAATGGTAGTCATTACCCTTACGATCAAATTATATTCAGATTAATTGGAGACGGAAGTAATATAAATAATCCAAACGTAATTGCAGAACCTATTGTAGATGATTGTGAATAATTATAAAATATTGAAAAAACCAACAGACGTTTATATTAATATACCTGTTGAAGTTAAGTGGGACATAGATGGTAATGATGATGCCGTTGATGAATTTGTTCTTAAAACTATTGATGAGGTTATTGGTAAAGAAAATGATTTTGAAGTTGCAAGATTCTCACATAAAAAACATGATAATACCGATAAAACCGATGTAAATTATGACTTTGGATTTTTTGATCAATCTCTTAATTTATGGAACTCTTCTTATTTAACCGAAGGATTTTCCGTTAATGAAGTCTATTATTACACAAAACCATTCACAAAAAGTTTCTTCAAGTTAGACCTTTACGATACTAAAGATTCGGCAACACAAAGAAATTACTTAACAATAATTTTGCCCGTACAACAAGGGGGAACACAAAACAGTTTAGTTTTAAGTCCTTCCGTCCCTACTGTTAACATAAAAAAACCTGAATTTAAATTGGACTTTGTTGGAGATAAAGAAGGGTTTTTTATTTATTGGGTTAGAAGTAGAGATTTTATTGATATAGACACTTTTTATATGAAGGCCAAATTCTTTAACGGTAAAACGGGAAGTTATGTTATTATGACAAACACCCCACAAACAAGTATTTTACCTACGCAATATAATTTTGATCCCGCTGAGTATTTTTATTATGAAGTTAATTTAGATTACAGTGATTTTACATATACTATTAAAGACAACAATAATAATAGAGTTGGAACAACAACACCAATAAACTGGTATGAATATATGAACCCATAATGGAAGAACAAAGATATTATATACAGATTGGTCTTGAAGATATAAAGAATAAAATATTTCCTGTTAATTGGACAGGAGATTGTGAAGAAATATATGTGGAAGATCCTTGTTGTCCTACAGGGATAACTTACGTTAATTGTGAATCAGGAACAACATATGTTTATTCTTCCATGACCCAATTATTATCAGGAGGAACAAACGGAGAATCAACCTTAACAGGGTTAACTATTCCAATCATGCTAACACAGACAACATACGATATGGGATGGTATTCTGTGTTTGATGGTTTAATTTATCAAAAAGAAACTTTAAATAACTTTATTTTTTCATCTGACACTATTAATCCATATACATTTTATGTTTTTAATACATCAAATAATGTAACTCAATCGGTATTTGAAATAGATTGGGGGGATGGATCGCCGATAGTTCCTATTAATATTTTTTCGCCCTCATCATTAACCCATACGTATCCTGCATCTAATGGTATTTATACGATAAAAATTAAAGGAACCACACCTTGGGGAATAACTGAAGTTACAAAAACCATAAATGTACCTTACCAAAATATAGTACCAATTAATCCAAATGGAACGGTAGTATTTTACCAACAAGGGGGTAATTGGGCAAACATTCCAGTAAGTTATGATTTCTTATTTACGGGAGACTCGAACCCAAATATTATAGATTATATAAGTTCAAGTTATGTTGGAGTACCATTCTTGGTAACAGGAACAACAAATTCTACATTATCTGACTTAGAACAGTATGGACCAGTACCATACCCATTAGGAATACAAGTAACAGGAGAAACAGGAGTTATTGGTGTCTATTACGGATCAGTACCAAACGGATCGTATTCTGCGTATACAATAAATGGTGTGGATTATTGGGATCTAAGTGGAGGTACAACATTATATTTTGTCCAATCTTCGGGATTAACACAAAATGATTTGGTTTTATCTGCGATGACAAAAGAAGAGGCATTAATTGGGGTGGCTTATGAACCTGAAATAAGATCTGATTTATTTATTGAAAGGGGAAAAAATTCGGCGTTAGAATCTATCGAAAGATTAGGAGAAGTTGATAATATAGGAGATTTAGTCAAATATGGTTATGGTTTTTTTAACGTAGAAACTTAATTATTAATATTTATAAAATAACAAAGTAAAATTACATGGCAACAGGAACATATGGAACAATAAGACCGGCGGACGTAAGTCCAACTGACGTTGATATTATATTAAATTATACTGAATCAAGAGACGTTACAAACGACTTTCAGTTGACAAAATTAAATTCTTCTGCGGTTTTGACCCCTTATTTTCACAACACAAACACTGGAGGTAATTCAGGTGTAGAAATCTTAGGTGGATTATATAATTTAAGACTACCATCAAATATTTTTAATCAATTAGGAATTTATACGTTATATATAAGACCCGCAGAAATTAGAACTAGAATAACTGATTGTGGTATATTGGCAGCACTACCAAACATAAAAGGGATAGTGATAGATATAAGTAACGTTCCCGTTTCATTTAGAGATAAATTTGTTAATCAAGGTTTAATTGGTTATAGGGTTGAATACTTACAGACAAGTGGAGCTAAAATACCAAATTTTTTCAGAATAGTTACCTCATCTTTTTACTGTGAACCCGTGGTTCAAAATACCACAAACACCTCAACAAGCACTGTTAGATATCAATATGTGAATGGGGTTACAAATTTAATATTTTGTACATTATCGCCTTCTTCATCACCATCTAACAAACCAAACGCAACACCATTTATTGGTCAACCAGATCAAGAAATAATAATAAGTAATACATTCTTTAATCCTGTTACTATGGAGATTGAAATGGTTGAACACGACATTTCTACATTGGCAATTTCCTTGTTTGGTAATCAGACTAAGTCTCTTAATGATGGAATTTATACGCTTTACGATACTCAGAATAACATTTACAAACAATACAATTTATTTGAAATTAGAGATCAATATAACGAACTTTTATATGAAGTAAAACAAGATAGAGGTAGTAACATAGATTTTAGTAAAAACTTTGCAAATATAACACAATAATGGCAATAATAAAATATAAATGGCCTCCACAAACTGACACAGGAGATAGTACGTTTTCTGACGATTTAGTTGGGGTTCAATTAGTTGCCGGTGGGGGATTAACTAACGCTAATTTTGATTTCACAACAGGGATTACTGAAAAACAAAACAGAACATTTAATATTGGTGCTTTTTCAGCTCCGATAAGTTTATCTGATTTGGATTTAAAAAGTATTGAAGAGTCAAAAGTCTTAATTGCTAAAAATTTACAAGTTTATCCAAATTTTGATTTAAGTGAAATAACCAACTTTACGTTATTTGGATCGTTAACAAAAAGAATTTCAACGTCAATAACAAGAATAATTAATTATTTTCCAGCATCCGTAGAATGTTTAACCAATAACCTTAATTTTCAAACAGGACTAACGGCAGTTAATATTTCATTTAACAAAATTTTAAATGAAACATATTTAGAGATACCTTTAAATTGGATAAGAAATCCATTCGATATTGATTTTACAACAAACGCGATAAGAAACTTTGAATTAAGTGAGGTTGAGCAATCACCTTTAAGAAATTTAACTGTTCAATATAAGAACTATTCAATATTTGTTAATAATTCCGAATATAACGTAGTATTTTTAGATCCTACTGATGAAACTGATAATTATTTAAAACTTTATGTAAATGGAAATCCTTTTTCAGGAATGTCCGCAACAACAGATAATATCATATTAAGACCTAACACTAATTATACGGAAAAATCGTTTAATGATTTTTTTGATGAGGTAGAAAAATTTCTTTTAAGTAGATTAATACAACCAATTTATACCGCAACTTTCCAAGTTCCACAAGAAAACAATGATGGTACTTATACAACAACAAGTCAAAACATTACATGGCCTTTGGATGGATTGTGGAATTTAGATATTAGAACTAACGATTTTGATAAATATTTGACAACTTTAAATGACTTATGTGAAAACTTAGACTCATATAACACTAATTTAATATCAAGGTTTTTAACCACAGGAGCATTAAAAGAATTTGATACTGGTGATAGAAAATTAGAAAAGGTATTACAGATATACGGAAGAAGTTTTGATGAGGTGAGAAAATTTGTTATGTCATTAGCAAATATGACATCCGTTAATTACAATACAGGTAATGACATACCATCACAATTATTAAAAAATCTTGCAGAAACATTAGGGTGGAAAACAAACATTTCACCAATAAGTAATGAATCGCTTTTAGATTCAATTTTTGGTACCAATCAAGAAAGTAATTTTCCTGGATACTCAAGAGCATTAACTCCTGATGAAATTAATTACCAATTCTATAAAAATTTAATTTTAAATGCGGCCTATTTGTTTAAATCAAAGGGAACAAGAAGATCTATTGAAATTTTATTAAGATTGATTGGAGCACCTGAGGCTTTAATTGATTC